CATCGAGGATACCGATGGCGTGCGCCACGTCGTCCTGCCAAGAGGCTTCGCCCCTGTTTCATTCGACAGGGAGGCTGCGTAATGGCCCGCGACACAGAAGAGCCTAACCGCGTCAATTTAGCCTTGCGCCCTACGCAAGCGGGTTTACGCGCCACAGGTTGGCTGGGCGTCGCAGCAACCTACGCTAGCAAGATGCGTGACGGCCCAGAGGTCATGGAAGAGGGCGAGGACACCAAACTGACTCATGCTGAACATGCATTCGAGGCTGCTGCTAAAGCACTCGTTGACTTGTCCAAAGTTATCGATCCTGACCTTTTCCTCGCATGGACTGCTGGTCCTCGCGGTGGCATGGCACACGATTCGGATCGTCGCATGATCGCGATTGTCGCTGCTGCTCGCGGCGAGGAAGAGCGAGAGCCTGGCGTCTTTGTGAATAAATTCCATCCACCGAAATCAGAGCCAGACGTTGCTACTAGCGCTGAGTTGAGTGCGGATCTCGATGAGATAGATGAAATTCGCGCTAGGCTCGAGAAAAAATTGGGGAGAAAAATTTAATGACTACTAACCAAGAAAAAATCGCAGAAGCCGTGCTGTCTTATGCCAACGACAAGTTCGATGTGGATGGCTGGGATTTCGTGGCGATGAGCTTCACGATAGAAGATGTCGTCGAAAAAATGGGCAAAGCAAAAACGCTTGAAACAGCCATCCGCAACGTCCAAGCCTCGACAAGAATTTTTTCAGATTACGATATCCGCGATGGGATACGTCAACGTCGCAGAAATTCTAAGAAGTGACTACTTTCAAAATCACGCAGTACTGCGGAGAGTGCGACGGCTACGGAAAGGTAGCCGATCGCAACCCGATCAACCCTGGCCACAGCCTCGTTGACTGCGAAGAGTGCGACGGCAGCGGCGACATCGCCCACCAGGAGGAGTACGACACGATCACCGACGCGCAAAACGATTATCCCAGCGCCCGCTTCACTTACATCTAAGAAAGGAAACAACCGATGAAGTTATTATCTCTAGCCCTGCTGCTCGTATGCGTCGGGTGCGCAGGCAAGTCTCAAAATATAACTCTCAAGATGGACGAAGAGATCGAGGTCATGACCCGACACGAGGTCATCAACGCGATCGAGGACTGCAAGGCAGTCAACCTCCGGCCTGTCATGATCTACAGCCGACTGCGTATTAACGGCCACAAGACCCCAGTCATCATCGACATCACCTGCGCAACGTATGGTAAGGGCTGATGCTAAAAATTTATCTGGCCGCGCCATTTGAAAACGATGCGCAGGTTTCCACAATCGAGGCCGTCGAGAACGAGTTCGACAAGTACGGCTTCGATTACTTCTCGCCTCGCAAGAGCGGGGTCGTGCCACACCTATCCCCCGAGGGCAGGACGACCGAATCAAAGCGCGCAGCCAACTGGCGGCTGTTGCAATCGAATGTGATTTTCACGATCGTCGATCTCAGCTTCTCGCCAATCGAGGCGGCTTACGAGCTGGGCTATTTCCAAGCCTTGGCGGATCATTTCAAATACAAGACAGAGCGCCAAGCCGAAGACTTCAAGCGGTACTCCGTCTTGTACTCGGGGTCTGGTGACACGATGCTCACGGAGGCCGTCGACGCCCACCTGTCTTGCGAGAGTGATCTCATAGATTTTTGCGGGATCACGGCTGGCAATTGGGATGCGCCAAAGGGACACGAGAACGACCCATATTGGCGAGACAACAAGGGTCGCCGCGATAGAATTCTCCGGCAGTTCCAATCGGCTCAAGGGAAATCATGAGATGGCACTAGGGCCAAAAAAAGTTTGGACCCCGAAAGAGGTCGAAGCGATAAGACAAGACAAGAAGGCCATGACGGTGACACAGCTGATAGAAAAGTATCAGCTCCGCAGAGCGCAGATCGCCTACGCGCTTTACTACTACATCGACACCTCCGGCAGTGCCTCAGAGGAGGAAGGCATCCGGGGGAGGATAAAAAGGCTTTTCGGCTCTGGCCATAAAAAGTAACATCAATCGTTATCAGAAAGGAATTCAGAATGAACATCTTCTACCTACACCCGGACCCCAAGACTGCCGCTCAAATGCACTGCGACAAGCACTGCGTAAAGATGATCCTGGAGACGGCGCAGATGCTGTCTACCGCTCACCGCGAGCTGGACGGCGACGAGCTTGCAGACCGTCGAGGACTGTACAAGTCCACGCACAGAAACCACCCGAGCGCGGTCTGGGCGCGAGCCAACATGGAGAACTACGACTGGCTCGTTGGCCTGTTCAAGGGATTGCTCGAGGAATACACGACACGCTACGGCAAGCGACACGCATCGAGCAAGATCCTGCTGCCAGTCAGCCTGTCGCCACTCAACCTGAAGTCGGGTGAGTTTTCCCCGCCACCCCAATGCATGCCCCCAGAGTACAAGTGCGCATCGACGACAGCTGCTTACCGGAAATACTATCTCGGCGAGAAGATGGGCTTCGCCGTCTGGAAACTGGGCGCGCCTGCCTGGGCGCTAAACCTGACTTCTGCGTAAAAGTCAGCCGGAAACTAGTTGAGCGGCCCGTAATTAGTTTCCGGCCATGTTTTTTGGGAGTTTCCTGCCGTTCTTGGCCGGGAACCAAAGCCTTGGCCGGAAACCTATGGCCTTGGCCGGAAACTAGTTTCGGGCCACAATTTGGAAAATTGGGAGAGAAGAAATGCCGAAAAAACACGAACACATCTACACGTCTTTGGTTAATTACGATGAAGAGACAGACATGACGACCGCCCGGTGCGAGTGCGGTTCGACAATTCACTTTCCCAGCCAAGCCAAGAACAGGATTAGCGCCTGGAGCGCTTACCCGGACAAGTTTGATAGTGTTGTTAAAACTCATGTAGACCAAGAGCGGCTTGAGGGCGACACGATGGACGAGACCGATGGACGTTAGGATTATCGGAAACGACATCGAGATCGACGGGGAGAAGGTCGCGCGCATCTTCGACATCCGGGCGACCCTCATGTCGAAACTCGAAGAGGCAGTCGAGCAAGCCTCACGAGATCTGGACGCAGAATTCAAGGAAGAGGAAGAGGTCAACTATGAGTCGGGAAAGGCCGAAGGATTTATTGAGGGAAAAGAATCCGGGATCTTTTTACGCTCGCAATTGAAAGATGCTCATGAACAGGACTGAATGCCTTGAGGCTGCTGCGGCTGCTGTGGCTGACCGCGAGGGCAAGTACGGTACGCCAAAGGAAAACCACACCCGCACAGCTCGTTTGTGGAGCGTGATCCTGGGTGTGGAGGTGACTGCGGCTCAGGTGTGCATGTGCAACGTAGCCCAGAAGCTATCGAGGCTGTGCTGCGACCCGACGCACGAGGACAGCTGGGTTGATGTCGCTGGCTTTGCAGCGAACGGCGTGGAGGTTGTTTCCAAATGATAGTATTCGACACTGAGACCACCGGACTGCCCAAGGCAGAGGGGTCATCCCTAGACCAGCAGCCGAAGATCATAGAGTTCGGGGCGGTCAAGCTGGACGAAGACCTCAAGGAGATCGACAGGCTAGAGTTCTTCTGCAATCCGGGCCACGAGCTGCCACCCATCATCACCAAGATCACCGGCATCACAGACGACAAGCTGAAAGACGAGAAGCCATTCGTCGCCTACTACCAGCAGGTCTGTGAGTTCTTCTTGGGTGAGAAAACTCTCGTCGCCCACAACTTGCCGTTCGACCGGAAGCTCCTCAAGTTCGAGCTTGAGCGTATCGACAAGCTGACCAAGTTCCCGTGGCCATACGAGCACATCTGCACGGTCGAGGTTGGAGAGAGTGTCTGGGGCAAGAAACGCAAGCTGGGTGACATTTACGAGGAGGTGACTGGCGCAAACATGAAGGGCGCGCACCGCGCAACCGCCGACGTCGAGGCTCTGATCGAAATTGTGAAGTGGTACAAGAAAGAGGGACACCTTGCTTAGTCTCCGCACCCGCACAGAGTATTGCTTCCGCAAGGCGTATGGCCCTCTGGCTTCGATCGTAAGTCAATGCGGTGGCGATGCCATCGGCATCGCTGACACTGGCACTTGGGGCCACGTCGCATTCAGCAAGGCTTGCGGGGCTGCGGGCAAGAAGGCGATCTTGGGTGTCGAGATCCCGGTCGTCGAGGACGCCACCGATCGGTCGAGGCAGCCAGCCAACACGATGTGCTTTCTGGCCAGGGACAACGAGGGCCTCAAAGAAATCTATGGCCTCGTGACGACGAGCAGCAGCAAAGAGAATTTCTATTACACCCCGCGCCTGAGCTACGCCGATCTTTTTGATATCTCTGACAGCGTCATAATTTTTTCCGGCACGCACCCTGTCTGGGGGATGCTTCCGCTGGCCAAGAGAGACAGCCTCTACATCGAGCTGAACCCGATGAGCACGCGGAAGGCTCTCGAGTTCGCAGAGAAGAAGGGCTTCAAGACAGTCGCCACCAGCGACAACCACTACCCTCGCGTCACCGACAAGAAGGCTTACGAGGTTCTTGTGGGCAGAGACCGGCAGGACCGCACCGCACCGATGCACATCCTGAACGAGTGGGAGTGGCGAGAGGCCGTGCCCTGGGGTCCGCAGGAGGCGATCGACAACACCTACAAGATCGCAGAGATGTGTAGCGCGGAGCTGCCTGTCGCTCAGATGGTCTCGTTCAAGAGCGACAAGTCTCTGCGCCAACTGTGCGAGGACGGCGCGCCGCACCGAGGCATCGACCTCGAGGACGAGGTCTACGCCGCCCGGCTCAAGCGAGAGCTGGACACGATCGCGAGCAAGGAGTTCGAGGACTACTTCTTTGTCATCGCCGACATGATCGCCTATGCCAAGAGGCACATGATGGTGGGGCCAGCCCGTGGCTCGTCCGCTGGCTCTCTGGTCTGCTACCTGACCGGCATAACGGATGTCGACCCGATAAAGCACAACCTGCTGTTTGAGCGGTTCATCGACATCAGCCGGGCGGACCTCCCAGACATCGACATCGATTTCCAGGACGACCGTCGCGAGATGGTCTTCGAGTATCTGCGAGAGAAGTACGGCGCGGAGAAGGTCGCGCACCTGGGGACTGTGTCTCGCTACAAAGCCAAGAGCACGATCGCCGAAGTCGCCAAGTCGCTTGGAGTGCCAGCCTGGGCCGTCAACGACCTCAAGGGCGCGATCATCGAGCGCAGTGGCGGCGACCCTCGATCAAATTTATGCATCCTCGACACACTCAACGACCTCGACGTTGGCAAGAAGGTCTTGGAAAAATACCCGCAGATGAGGGTGGCCGCTGAGTTGGAGAACCACGCGAGGCACAGTGGGGTCCACGCGGCTGGCATTCTGGTCACCGAGGAGCCTGTCAGCAGCTACTGCTCGGTCTCTGCTGCGAACGGCGCAGCGCAAATCAACAAGAAGGATGCCGAGGATCTGAACCTCCTCAAGATCGATGCGCTGGGGCTGCGGACGCTTTCTGTCTTGCAGGACGCCCTCGAGCAGGTTGGCTGGTCGCGGGATCAGCTGCTCAACTATCAGCTCGAGGACGAGGCTGCATTCGCAGTTCTGAATGACGAGCGTTACGCCGGGATATTCCAGTTCGAGGGGTACGCCCTCCAGTCTGTGACCCGTCAGATGAAGGTCCACAAGTTCGAGGACATCACGGCGATCACCGCCCTGGGTCGCCCCGGCCCGCTGAACTCTGGCGGCACCACCCAATTCATACGGCGGCACACCGGAGCCGCGCCAGTCGAGTACCTGCACCCTCTGACAGAAGAGATAACAAAAGTGACGCACGGCGTCGTCGTCTACCAAGAGCAGGTGATGACGATTGGCAGAGACATTGGGAAGATGAGTTGGGAGGATGTCTCCTCGCTGCGCAAGGCGATGAGCCGGTCGCTGGGAAAAGATTTCTTCGACACCTACTTTGAGAAGTTCAAAAAGGGGGCAAGCGAAAATGGTATCGACGAGGACGAGGCCCGGAACATCTGGGATCAGATCAATACCATGGGCAGCTGGGCATTCAATCGGTCTCACGCTGTTAGTTATGCTCTTGTCAGTTATTGGTGTTGCGTTCTTAAATCTAAGTTTCCTCTGGAGTTTGCTGCTGCTTGCCTTCGCAATGTCAAAGATGATGAGCAGGGCGTCCGTCTGCTGCGCGAGGTTATCAAGGAGGGTCTGGTCTACAAGCCATTCGACAAATTCAAATCGCTAGAGAACTGGTCTGTGCAAGACGGCGAGTTGATCGGTGGCCTGATCGGGGTCAAGGGCATCGGCCCTAAGATGGCATCGGAAATTGTCAGGCGACGAGAACTGAAGCAGCCGCTGACGCCACGCCACGAAACACTTTTGAATTCTGGTGAGACGCCCTACGGCGACATCTTTGAGTGCGCGCGAAGGTTCGACCACATCAAGGCTGACCCGGCCAAGCACAACATCAAAACTAAAATAACAGACATCGCAGACCTTGACGCCGACAACCCCGGCACATTCGTTTTCTTCGGTAAGCTGAAAGAGAAGAACCTCAGAGACCTGAACGAGAAGCGTGTCGGCAGTGAAATTGATAAGCAAAATCTCTGGCTGAACCTCACGCTCGAGGACGACACCTCGCAGATCATCTGCACCATCGACAGGTTCAAGTACGATCGGATCGGAAAGCAGATTGTCGAGGAGGGTCGCATGGGCGACTGGTACCTGATGAAGGGCAAAATAAGGTCTGGCTTCCGTAAGATCTACGTCGATCGATACCGAAGGCTAGACTAAGTGCTTGGTTCTATTGATAATTTTAGGGGTTTACTTTAAAAGCGATAGGATGGATAATTTTCTCTCCACTTCAGAAAGGAACTAAAAATGGATAACTCGACATTAAGAGCTGGCTCAGAAATAGACGCCCGGTTCATAATTCAAAAAGCAGGTTGGGACTACACGCCTCGGCACCTGCTGCCCCCGCTCGATGATGTGCTGGTTCGTCCTATCTGGGACATTGGTTTTTCGCCTGATGCTTTCCACATCATGGAGAACCCCATTGCGCATGTAACCAATTTCCCAGGCGAGGGACCGATGGCGACCATCCGCTTCCGGGAATATCTTGAAGAAGATGTCATCGGTGATCCTCGCACAGTTTCCGCCGACACCCTCGAAGGTCTTTTTGATCTTGTGGTTGCCAATTGCTTAGAGATGGAAAAAGGGGTCGCGTCATGAGCGCGGCCCAGCAAGACCTCGTGACAGCGGTTCGCTCTCACGCCAACAAAAACTACGAAAAGGGTGGATGGGACTTCCTCGTCGAGTGCTACTCCGACGACGAGATTGTCGATCTCATCGGCAAGGCGAGCACCGTAAATGGTGCCATCAAGAAGTGTGCCGACCTTCTCGGTGTTCTTGACGAACGACGTCAGGACGTGTGGTGAGCAACTCCGAAAAGGCGTATTCACGCTACAAAGTGTGGGCCAACGACGAGCTGTCTAATTGTGGCAGCGGTCAGCGGATTGTCCGCGCCAAGGTCGGGCGCAAGTGGGTGAAGGTAAAACCTTGCGTACCGGAAGAGGCTCAGGCCCGTCGCATCCCAATCAAGGTGTGGGAGCAGATCTTGCAATCATGAGCAAGTACATCAAAATCAAAATCGACGTGGCGGCGGGGGAGGCGGAGGCCACCCCCACGCTCGCGTTTGCACGGGAAGACGCGCTGTGGCGCGCCGACGTTTTGCAAGATTTGATGAGCGACTTGAAGGCGCTCTACGATCAGGCAAGCGAAGATCTTTCAGCCGAATTCACTCAACACTAAGAAAGGTTTCACCATGAACGCACTCGCAAAGTCACGCGACAAGGCCCAGCCCTACGCGACATTCGAGAATGCCCAAGGCTGGAAGTGGAATGTCCTCAAGACTTACAAGCAACCGAAGAGCGAAGCCAAAGACCAGTACGCTCGCTGGTTCTGCTTCGTGACTTCTCCGCTTTGCCCGGAGGGTGAGTTCGGAGACACCTACAAGAAAGATGTCATTCAGTTCGCTGATCTCTCATCCGCATCGCCTGAGTTCAAAGAGGCTTACGCCTTGGAGTTGTTGAAATGATCCGCGCCGTCATCGCCGATCTGTTCGGCCTGATCTGCATGGTCGGCAGCGTCTACGTCGCCTATCTGTTTCTTTGGGGGTGGCTCGGGTGAAACGGAAGCTCGGGGCATCCCAGGTCCGCAACCGGGGCGGCGCAAGCGACAAGAAGTCGTTCGGCATGAAGTGGGCGACCGTGACAAGTTTCGGCATGGGCATGAACTCGAGATCCGAGACTTGCGAAAAGGTTGACTGCGACGAGCCAATCGAGCGAGGATCTTACTGCAAAGAGCATGCACTAATTTTCTACAGGGGCTTCGCATGATGACCGCCGTCGCTTGCCTCGCCATGGCAATATATTTTGAGGCGCGAGGCGAGCCAACCCTTGGCCAAGTCGCCGTGGGCCACGTTGTGATGAACCGGGTGCACTCGGAGAGATATCCCTCCGATGTCTGCGAGGTCGTCAAGCAGGCGCAGACCCGCAACAGCAGAATTATCAAGCATCGCTGCCAGTTTTCTTTCTATTGTGATGGCAAGCCTGAAAGTGCTGAGGACGAGAGTGCCTATCTCAAGTCGATCGGCATCGCATACAAGCTGCTGGCGAGTGACATTGGTGTCTGGGAAGACCCAGACCGCTACGAAGACCCGACTGATGGTGCGACTTTTTACCACTCGGATGAGGTCAATCCCTCCTGGGCACCCAAGAAAGAACACACGAGAACCATCGGCAAGCACATTTTCTACAAAGAAAAATACCGAACATCGATGCAATTCATTGATAACAAAGGAAATATTTGGAAGTTAGTCACCAGGGAAGGCTTTACTTTCGAGCAGCAACGAGAGATAATTAACTCGTTGGAGGGGCCATCGGCTCCGAACTGAGAAAGGAACTAAAAAATGGAAGATTATTTTGCACACTTAGAGGTGCTGCCTGTTGCGACTAAAGCGACTGTCGAGCGTCAAACTTTTCCCTGCGAGTCTTGTGGGGGAAGCGGCAAGTGGCGCGGTGGCGTAAACCAGCACGGCAACACCGATTGCTACGCCTGCAAGGGCAAGGGCCATTTCATGTCCAGCCGCCACGACCGGCTCAAGGCACGAGAGCAGCGCAAGCAGTCCGCGACCAAGCGTATTCATGACGGTGCTGCGGCAGTGCAAGAGGCCAACCCTGGTTTGTTCGAGGGCTTGCTAGAGGTCCAGAGCTGGAACAGCTTTGCAGCCGACCTCCTGCGGCAGTGGACATCGAAAGGTGATCTGAGCGAAAAACAGATTGAGGCTGCGAACCGCATGCTGGCCAAGGTCGCCGCGAACAAAGCCAAACGCGAAGAGGACAAAGCCGATGCGGTTGTGGTCGACCTGACTATTATCCGCGAGATGTTTGAGAAGGTCCACGCGAGCGGCTACAAGCGCCCGACGTATCGTGCAGCAGGCATTGTCATCAGCCGCGCACCGGACAACGGCAAAAATGCCGGTCACCTGTACGTTAAGCAGAGTGATGATTACCAAGGCAAGATCACGCCAGACGGTCGCTTCTTGCCAGTCCGTGCTGCCGACACTTCGGTGGCTGCGCTGCTTCAAGCCATCGCCGCCGACCCCAAAGGTGAAGCCGTCCGGCATGGCGCTAAGACTGGTAACTGCTCTTGCTGTGGTCGCGAGCTTACGAAAGCCGAAAGTGTCGAGGCTGGCATTGGTCCGATCTGCGCAGAGAGGTGGTTTTGATGCTCATAACTATGAAGCTGGCGACAAAGTTAGCGCAAGAGATCGGCTCAACCGATTGGGACATTGTCCGCGATGAAGTTGACATTGCGACAAGCAGCGAACTCGACTGCTGGCAACTTGACACGTTGACCGATTGGGTTGTCTCAAAATGCTCATAACCAAGGCCCACGGCCAGTACTGCTTGGCCAAGGTCAAGCTCGATGGCAACTCAATT